CAACAGCCTCAACCGCCGCGTCTTTGGCATCAGAAATGGCCTGCTTGCCATCGCTGATGGTCGAGGAAGCCGAAGCCGCGCTTGCCGCCGCATTGTCAGCATATGTCTTGGCGTTCTTTTCGCTCGTCTTGATTGCGTCAAGGATATCCTGAGCCTGAGCCTTGACGTAATTCGCTTGCTCGCCGCCAGTGGCATCGAGCTGAGCAATCAACTCTTCGAGCTTCGTTTGAAGAGATGCCTTGCCCGCCTCAATGTCGCTGTTGACAGCTTCGCCCTTGGCGGTGATGGAGGAAACCTGCTTGCTCCCCTCATCCTGAATCTGCTTGATCTTCTCAGCAGTTTCAGAAACAACGCCATTTGCCGCAGCTTCCGCGCGATCAGCCGCAGCCTCAGCCTGATTCTTGAAGGCCTCGGCTCTAGAAGCCCGTTCCTTGAAATCCGCGAAGACATCAGCGAGCTGATGTAGATTTGTGATGGACGGCTCAAGGCCAGCCTGCTCGATCACGGCCATGAGTTCTTCCGTGATCATGTGATACCAGTAGGCGCCGATCACAGTAGGCATCTGCTTTTTCGCTCGATTTCCATCCTGCGGATACTGGTTAGTGATCGGATTTTTGGGCGGAGAAGGCGGCGTGTCAGATGCGTCTGAGTAATAAAGTCTCTTCATCTTTACCTCTAAAAGAAAATGCTTTTCATCTTCTCGGCAATAAGCAGGATCCCGTAAGCGAGAACAAAGATCGTCACTCCCCACCGCAGCACTCGCAGATAAGCAGGAAGTTCCTTGTCTGGCTTCATCATGGCCTCTCTCAGCGGCAGAAGTGCCGCCAGCACGGGTATAATTTCATTCATCGGGAACCGTTTCTTCTCGATAACAAAAACCCCGCTCAGATGGCCGTCTGGGCGGGGCTTGTCTTTCTACTAAAAGCTTAAATATGAATGCACGGGAGCAAAACAAGAGCCGGAGGCTGCACTGTGCCTGACCGTCCATAAATCCCGTTGGAGCGAGAGGCGTCGAAGTGATACCGCCCCTCATCACCGCCGGATCCGCCCTTCAGACCACGGCTTGTGACATCTGACACGTAGAAAGAACCGTCTGCCGAGGCGTTCCCACGAGTCCAGTTCAGGAAGGTGCCGGTAATGTTCGGAAGGCCGGCGCTTCTCTGCTCGCCAACGTTGCTCTGCCCGCCCCACACCGTCTTGTCGATCAGATATGGCAGATTGAATGTCGTGCTCCCGTTACCCGAGCCATATTTGGTCCCGATCACAGAGAACAGGTTCGCGTAGGCCGAACGGCTCACCGCCTGGCCGTTGCATATCAACCAGTTTGCGTTCGGAGAAGAAGAAGTAGGAAAGAACGTGATGGCGCCGGAGGGAACCACTTCAACTTGAGCAACTTTTGCCTGGATCTGGGCAACAGCGTCTGTCAGAGCCTGATTCACAGTCTTGATTTGGGCTTTGATAGCTGCGTCAAGCTGAGCATTGTCGTGCCGGTCCGGCGTGATGCCGCCGCCCTTGATCGCATTGATCAGCTCCATCATGACCGCGTTGTACCAGATCGCACCTGGGATGGTCGACGCTATACCGCCACCGGACGATCCGTCTGTCGGATATCCCGGGTCAACGTCATCGGGCACGTTGGGCGCGTTCTGCACGGCGCCGGAAAGGAAAATCCTGTCCATTACGCATTGTCTCCTTCAAAACTGTAGTATCCGAAGTACAACTCGGTGTGGGCCGGCTTGTAGCGCTGAATCAGGCACTCAATAAGCCTGTCTCCCCACCACGCGAGCGCCTCGTTTACCGGGCCAAGCGTGGTGTGATACCCCATGACGGACCCGGCTCCGGTCATCACGTCTACTCGCCAGACGTGCCTCCAGTTCTCGCCGCAGACCGCATCCATTGAGGTGGACTGAACGGAGTGCTGGCGGAACTCATCAATGACGATTCGATACCCAAACATTTCGGCCAGCTCAAAGAAGTAGGACCGATCCTGTCTGCCAATGTTCTTGATCTTGTACATGAGCAATGTGCGCAGCGTCGTCTGATTGGCACTGGACCAGGCTCGAATGCAGTCGTCAGGCAATCCCCAGTCGTCCAGCCAGTTCTCAAACGTCTCCACCGCGAAGCGAGGATCAGCTTCCCGCATCAGCGCCCGCACCCGGGAATCAACGCGGCTGAACTCCTCGGCCCAAACCTCGATCATCATTCCCATGAGGGATGTAGCATCACCCCTCGGCCACGCTGGGCCCGGAGGAAGAAGCTGCTTTAGCATCCGGGAATACTCTTTCTGCGTCGTCAGTTCCATGTGATCGTCCCCAGCGTGAGAAGCTCATTTGTTCCCGCTGTCGGGTTGGCAGTCGGAGACACGAGGACATGGTCAACCTCTCCCGCCGCGGCTGAAATGGCCGCTCTTATGTGCGAAAGATAGATGCTCCTCGAGGGTTCGCTCTCCTTCATGAACAGGTCCTTAAGCTCGGCTTCAACCGCCGCCCTGACGTCAGACGTGTCCGGGGTGAGCGTGCTGATTTCGATATTGACCGCCTTGAGCGTCGGACCCATGACGGTTACGTCAGCCGTCACCGGGCGTTTTGAATCGATATAGGACTGAACCTGCTTCACCATTTCTGACGTCGGGGAAATGTCTGCCAAATCGTCGCAGACAAACCTCACAACTACTGTTCCGTCCCCATTTTCAAGCGGATAGCACCAGGCTCTTGTCACTCCCGGTACAGCCAGGGCCCACTGGACATAGTCAGACGAAGTACCTCCATGCGGCGTTTCCCGCTGCCGTGCAAGAACACGGGCTCGCAGGTTTTCGTCGTCCTCCGCATCAGCGCCCCCCGCAATACCTTGGGACTCAGCCTCGGAAATAACGCCTTCGATTGGCGAGATCAGCGTGAGCGTATCGCCGGATTCGATGTTGCCCGCTTCTCCCGCCACCAGGGCCTCAACGGAGGCAACACCCTCCGCATTCGGAGCGACCGTCACCTGGAACTGCTGCTCGTCTCCGCCCTGCAGAATTGTCCCTACGGGTATGTTCACAACGCCGTCCTGAAAGCTGAATTTCACCGTTCCAGAGGCTTTTGAAGCGGCCTTTCTTGTGATCCCGAAGATTGAAGCATGGCGGTCGAGATGCTCGGAGTCCGCCGTGTCGACGAAAATCTGTTTGGAGACGTACTCAATGAAGCCGTGCAGCTCATGGCTCGCTCCTGCCAGCACCCGGCTGTAAACGGTCGCATTGCTTCTGCGCACCTGCGGAACGCTCAGGCGCGACTGGATTCCCGAGCTTATGCGGGAAATCAGCTCCCGCAGTGTTGGTCTAACAAATGCCATCATTCGCTCCAAATGTCTTGAAACCTCATGCCGATCAGGTCTGCGCCGCTCGGTTTCTGAATCGTAACCGTTAGATTCAGCTGGTCGGCACCTCCCCGTTCTGCGGAAACGTCTACGCTTTTGGCAATGCCGTCATCGATCATCCACTGCAGCGCCGCCGCGGCGTAGTCTTGAGCTTTAAGCAGCGTCTCCTGTGTCACCTTCGCTCGAGACAGCAGCCAAAGCTTCGATCCGAAATGGTCGCCCGTGTCATCCGCATAGGTGTCGCCCCACCAGCCCTGCTTCGAGTCCCCTGGGAGCTCGTCTGAATCCGAAGCCCGCGCCCATGAAAAAAGGCTGTTGTACACAGCCCTTCGCAAATCGTCATCGCAGAAATCTGAGAGCGTTGATTCAACGCCGTTGAGCATCAGAATCATTTGACCAAGCTCCACGAAAAGGACGCGGCGACCATCACCAGACAGACGATAAAGACCCACGGAAGGACTCTTCCCCACAGCCGAAGCTTTTGATCCGGGTCCAGAAGTTTCATGATCACCATTGCTATAATTTCCAGCGCCCTCAATACGATTGAGGTCATAAAAAAGCCCAGCCAGATGCCCGTCTGACTGGGTTTTACTTTTCCTCGGCGGTAAAGAGCGCAGATTTACCGCATGAAATAAGAAACGCAAAAAATCACGCCTACAAGCAGAACAACAAAGATAAATACCGTCACGCCACCAGCCACAAAGCCTTTGGCAAAAATCTTCATAAAAAGTCTTTGCGCTTCATCTTCTGCCAGTTTGTCGTAATCAATCATCTTCACCTCACATCTTTTGATCCGGGCTAACGCCGCCGTTATGCGTATGTCCGTTGTAGGTGTCCCTGATACTCTGCATCCGGCCCTTCGAGTCGTAAATCTGGGCCTTGCCATGAATGTCCCCATTCACGATCAGCTTTCCCGTGACTGTGGTCTCAGGAGCGTCAATCGTCACAGAACCAGAACTCTTTACTGTCACCGGCGAATCCTTGCCCTCGACAACGATCCCGGATCGGGAGAAGTAAACCTTTCGCCCCAGATCATCGAAAACGCAAACTTCGCCGTCCTTGAGCCCCGTGGGGCGGTAGCGTCGGTCGGTGATGCAGAATGCGATCGTGTGCTCTCTGTCTCCGGCAAGGGATGCGGCAAGCACCTCGGCTCCTGTCTTGGCCTCAGAGGTGAATCCATACGGTTCAAAATGCTCGACATCGTCCCTCAGGTCATCGGCGAAGAGCTGAACCTGCACCGTCCGCATCTTTCGGGCGGCGTTCTTCGCCATCAGAACACCCCTTGTAATCAGATCAATCAAACCGCTGCTCATAATCGTCCGGACCCCGCTTTGGCTAAGAATGTCGTTCCCTTTGGCGCCTTCTTCGCTACGTTCTTCTTGCTCTTCTCTATTTCAGGAAGGTCCGTGATCAAAAACGCGTTCTTGTCTTTGAGAGTGAGTTCCGTGGTAGACCCGCCGGAATTGCTGAGACGAAACGAAATTTTGGCTATCAGCAAATCCTGCTCGACATCGAGCATCGGATCGACAACGCGCACGAGACTGTTTATTTTCCACAGGTCACCGTTGCTCTGCCTCCAGCCCTGAACGCTGTAAGTGAGAACATCCGCATTGCCTACAGAGTTCGTTGCCAAAAGACCGGCACGGGCCTGCAGTTCCGCGGCGGTACGGTTTCCAGACTGCTCCGTTACGCTCCATCGTTCTCTCGGGAAATAATCGTTATCTGAGTAGCCATTAACGGCGTTTCCTGGTTTTGTTTTTTCGCTTTTCGGATCCGTGCTTTGCCCAATTACGACATAATGCTTAAATACGTTAGAAACATCGTGATTTCTTTTACCAGACAAAACATTAACGCCAAATTTCAAATCATCTGTTGCATGGCCGTTTGATCCCGAGGCGCAAACAACAAGGTTCCCGTTTTCATCATCACAAATTAAAAGCGAATGGTTTCTTAAAATTTTTAACAACCCTTCACTTATTGTTTCATGCGTTGAAAAATCAACAGTTGTTGCCGTATCTGTTTCTGCATGCTGAGTAAAAGCTGAAATCCCATAATAGCCAGCGATTGTTTTAATTATTATAAATATATTTGTATTTACCCATTTGTGTGGTTTTCCAAATGGGATACAGCATTCTTCCAAATCAATAGTTTTGCTTTTAATGCATATAGATATATTTACAGTTTTATCTGTGTAAGAAACCTCTTTTGAAATTATATAGCCTGTTAAAACAGTATTATCGCCAATTTTCACAACTGCAGACAGTCCGTTTTCAATTCCCTTACATAAACTTGCGGACCTTGATTGCCTTGTAGCGGTTAACTGGCACCCACGGGCAAAAGAATTAAAACTAATATCTATTTGAACGAAATCCCATCCCGTATATTTTTTACCGCTAACGAAAAGGGTAACGATATTGGTTTTATCCATAAAAAAAACGCACCATTTCTGGTGCGCCCTTAAAGCCAAAGGAAACTATTTCACTTGTGGATCAAAACCGTATCTCCAGTTTGATCATCTCGCAACTCTATTTGGTCGTTAATGTTTTTACCAAGATAGGTGTATGTTTTTGGCCTATTCGTAACCGCAGATTCTACTTTTTGAGTGGAACTGTTTGAGTTTGATTCCTTCGTGCCATTGTATACATACTTTGGACAAACCTTTAAAGGAACGCGTTCCATACCAACAATGACCTTTTCCCCAGCAGAATTTATTTTATAAATCCCTCTATAAGTGGAACAGGCAAACGCATTCGCGCTTAAGAGTACCCCCAGCACAGCAGCAACAGCAAGGATCTTTTTCATGGCAGTCACCTGCTCAAAAGCTTCAGCTCCCTGGCGGGGACGAACCCGCCATGCCGGATGCCGTTGCGGTCGATAATCTCTTTCTCCCTGGCGGCATCCTCATAAAAATTATAGGCAACCACGAGGGCCGGCTGCACTTCCGGAGGTGTAACAGTTATTAACCGAGCCGAGTCCTGGGCCCGGGTCGTCATATCATCCGATACTGCCGCGCGAGCATTTTCGAGCGCAAGATAAACATCGTCGCTTTCTGTCTCCAGCATCTCGGCATCAAGAGCGGCAAGAACCTGATCGCGAATAGCGATCATGTCCTCGTAGGCTATGCCGCCTTCTGCCGTGTCTTCGTCACCGCCAACCTTAGCCGATGCCGAAACGGCCTCAGCAAGCAGCGTCTGACGAGCAAGCGACTGGAGGGTTGAAGACTGGGCCGTCGTTCTCGCTTCTTCATCTGAAACCTGCCCCGTCTGATAATCGTTGTTCATGCCGTCCGATCTAACCAGACGACTCAAAAGCCTCGTCACCCGCCTCCAGTTGTTGACGCTGTAAGCCAGTCTCGAATATCCGAAAGCATCCGCCACCGTCTTGGCAAACACCTCAACATCGCTGCTCACAAGGGAAATCGCCTTGGCTGACAGCTCCGACATTTCATCAGACACGGAAAACAGCCGGCAGAGCTCCTTGTAGTCGCTGAGCTCGAAGAACTTCGAAAGGTTCCCTGTGACAGCCGCCTTCACGAAGTCCTGAGCGCCGGAAAGATCAAACTTATCTAGAAATGCGTCCAGGGCGCTCTGCTTCAGAGTTTCAGACGCCGAAGCGCTTACCGCAGCTGTGTCGTTCGACGATGTCGGGAAAACATAGTCCCCGGACTCGACGAAAACGAGCTCGGCGGACGAAAACCCGAGCTTGGTCGTCGAATACGTGACCTTGGTCGTCGCCTTCGGCGTCACCGTCATGCTGCCAAGCATCGGGTGGACGAGGACGCCGGAACCCTCCTGCTCCATCGCCTCAAGCAGGCGGTTCATGCCGGTGATGTACTCAGGACCGGCGAAAACAGCTGTCAGCGTGATTTCGCGAGCGCTTTTGCCAAGGTCTTCGACAAACGGCTTGTCGCGCTGCGGGTATTCAAACA